CCTTGCGGGTCTTTAACTGCGTCTTTTGGCGTTTCGAATACAGGTAGTCCATAAGTATCAATGAATCCTTCGTAGTTCCACTCCATAGGTATGAACAAAGAATATAATCCTGAGCTAGTCTGTCCATTGCGGTTTCTCTTTGTAACGTCCGAAGCATAGTATAATTTTTTAAAGTTTTCACCACCCTTATCTAAAGCGTTACTTGTAGAACCCATTAGACATTTACCTACAATTTTACTACCTAATCTTAATGTCGTCTTCGTGACGCGCCAGTTGTTGAGGATGTTGTCCGGCCTCTCCCACTTACCTGATTCGTCGTGTACGAGGAGCTTGAGCTTTTCACCGTCATACGAGTTGTCCCCTGTGTTCTTCCAGTCGATCGTGGTATCGAGACCGTCGATCTCCTGTGGTGCTTCACCTTGATCAAGTTTTCTTCTGGTAAGCTTCGACGCTGGTACTCTGTAGGCAAGCTCTGTTTTTGGGCGGTCCATACCGTCTTGTATTGGCTTGAAGAAGAACGGGTAGTTAACTGATATTGGTACAACTTTATCGGTGAACATCTTTTTAGCGTCAGCCCCAGATTTGGACAATATGCCAAACCGTGAATCAGATGATATTGTGGCCATGTTAACAGTTTCCCCTGATGCCATGAATGAAAAACCAGAGCGTCTGTTCTTGAGGTAGGCCATTCCATAACAACGCTGGTCGGCTTTACACGCTTCCCAGAATATAAAGAAAAGCCTATTTGACTCTCTGTAATCGGCTGCGCCAACATCAATTTTACTCCACTGCAAGTACATGTAGTGAGTACCAGTAATATAAGTAGGAACACCTTTGTTATAGAACCAGAAACCTTCATCACGTCTTTTAAACTCTGTATCAATGTAATCATACCATTGCTCTTTAAAGTTAGATGGGTAACGATCCCAATCAAATACACTTTTTATTTTAGACAAAGCTTTAGGGTATTCTTCTTTAACCCACATTTGCTCTTCAACTTTCTTAGAAGAACTGTAAACTTTTTCTGGTATTAATGGTAATGCTATTCTTAGGTTTTGTATCTCAATGACATCACCTATAGTACCATCTTTACTTATAATTATAATGTCGTTTTCAACATCATAACCATACTCCCATTTTTTATACCTATTATTTTTTTTAATAATACTAGGTTTTATATGGTCTTTTATTACTTTAACTAAAGACTGATCGTACATTATCTTGATCTACCTTCAGCAAAACCTTTAAAACTTTTCTCTTTAGTTTCTCCAGGTTTATCTTCAAGCATATTTTTTTCTTCGTCTATTCTAGACAGTATTTCAAAAGCATCGAATATAGCTAGTTTTTTAGTTGCAGCTGCATTCTTAAGTCTATCTGCAGAAACATCATCTTCAGTATTAGTGATGATCTTTTCCTCAGCTACCTTAATAAGCTCTTTAACTGCTTTCTGCCCAGCTCGGATTATATTCCTTCTCGTTTCCTTTGAACTCATACTTAACTAAAATATCATTTGATTGCATACAATATAGCCTTTGTTTATCTATAATAAACTCAAACTCTCTATTAGATTTAAAACCAACTAAGTCACCTTCGTTAATACCTAGTGACGTTAAAGTTTTATTTCCTATCTTTACTATACCTTTGTTTTTCTGCTCTGGCTCTTTAGACCATTCATCGTTATTTTCAATTGGTATAATAAAACAATGTTCACCTACTGGTAACCATTTAACCATACGTTTATAAAGATATATCTGATCGTATTGACATAGGTATTTATTATCACCAAATGTTTTACTACTATCTACTTCTTTACCTTGATGGTTGTAATATCTTCTAAATACATTATGGTGTATAATAACTTCATCACCTTCTTGTATAGGTGTTGTAAAAGCAGTGGGTACTGTAAGCACCGTTGCTTTTCTATTTATTAACTTAAAGTTTTCTATACTAGAATTAACTATAAGTTTATCACCATTTAAATCAACTTCATTGTTATACCTATTTCCTTCTGGCATAACTATAAAATCAAAAACGCTTTTCATTAATATTCTAAATCATATTCAACAGATATAGCCATGTTAGAATTAAACTTCTTCCATGGCAATACCTCGTTGTTTTTCTTTATGAATATGTTATAAGAAGCGTCAGTTTCTTCGAACATTATATGAGAGATCTCATGTCCACCATACACCTGCTGACCTATAGCATAGTGCATAGCTTCGTTCTTGTAGTCAGAACCAATGCTAATTTTCCTTATAACAGTAGTCATTAGTCCTCTCCTTTTACAACTGAAAGTTCTTGAGCATCTTCAGATTCAACCTCTTTATAACTACCGTCTTCAAGGTTAATACTAATAGATCCGTATTTATCTTCTAGTTGCTTTTTGGTTTCTTCAATACCTTCATTAACACCAGCGATCTTATGTAGCAAAGCGTGCTTGTTAGCCTCTAGCTGACCGATTTGATTGATGACACCACTTAGTTCTGTTTGTTGTTCTTTAATAGTTTTAAGCTCTTCAGCTGTAATCATATTTGACATTTGATTTAATTTAATTGTTTAACTCACTTATTATCACTTGATTTCTTTGATTTTTCCCAAGTTCTACCTACGAAGTACGCGCCGTATACCGTTATTAATAGTGATTGAAAAATTGGGATATAATCTTCTGCTACTACAAATCCACCTACGTTACCATCAGCAAAAGCTAGTATAGTAAATATAGACGTAAGATACACAAGTACAAGTGGCCTAATGTTTTTAGATAAAAATGAATCTGATTGCATATCCATTTTCCATCTTTCAGTAACTTGCGCTTGTGCGTCTTGATCTGCTTTTTCTAACAACTCTTGAATCTTTTGTTTAGCAGCTAATCTTTCTTCATCTGTAGTTGTAAGTTTATCTATTACATTACCTACGTCTTTAATTAAACCACCAGTTAAAAGACTTAAAAGTTTTTTCATTATTCTTTCAGTTTCTTTTTAATTTGCTCTTTTGGTTTATCTTTACCTGAGTCAAAACTTATACTAAGACTCTGTAATTTTTTCATCATTTTAAGATCTTTTTCTTCTTTAGACTCTAATGAATCTTTTTTAGTTTTTGGTTTTTCTTGATGTAAAGCTGAACCTCCACTCATACCAGTAAATGTAGCTGGTGACTCGTGATCCATGTGCATAACAGAACCTTCCATCATTAATCCTGTTGGTTTACCTTTTTCATCGTACATCTTAATACAAGATGATTTATTCGTAGGGGATTTTTTATACGGCATTTTAATTATTTTTTTAGTTTATCTTTTAAATTTACTTTGTATCTAGTAAGATGTATGGTTTTATTTAAATCACCACTAAACTTACAGATTAAATTATCTTTGTCTTTTAATTTATATTTTATTTTTACAAGGTAACCATTAGCTGGATTAAACAAGCGTGTTACAAATGTTTTTTTATTTCTTTTAATTATCTCTTCGTGTATTGTGTTGTCAGTGCTTGGACTGTAGTTGATAACTTCTGACACACCATAACTACCTGTGTAAATCATCGTGATGTATTTAGAGGTTTCACTTTGCCACCAGCCACTAAAATCGTCTTGACTATAAGTTGATACTGAAATTAAAATAAACGATAGTACTAAAAATAAATTTTTCATAATATTAGATTAAATTGTTATACTAATATTATCACCTATTTTGTTTGTTTTTTAGTTTTATTTTTTTCTTTATAAGCGGTAGATCCTTTAAGCATAAACGAAGAACCTTCCTTCACAACATTACCAAATCTTTCATCTATATTTATTTGCCCATCTTCTCTTTCGTCTCCAAGTAAATTTTTTCTACTTACATCCTGCGTCATCTCACGCATTCGCTGAGTCATATTATCCCATCCTTCCTGTATTAAAGCTTGTGATTGTGCTTTTTCATCTGCTGCTCTGTAAAGTTCAAGTTGATCTTCAGATAAACCGTAAACTTCACCACCATGCTGGCCTACTCCCGCGATATCAGAAAGAGTTTTTTTAGCTCCTGATAACGATTGCTTAACTGTTTCAGGATCAACACTAAGTAGTTCGTTGTTACTGTTGTATCTTCTTAATTTATCACTTAAACCAAACGACATATCTGCAGACAACCTTGCTTGTTCTTCGTAGCCTTTGTAACCGTCAGCCGGTGGAGCAACGTACGTCATAATCTTACCGCTAATTGGGTCAAGTTGCCTATTTTCAACTAAGTCTTTACGAAGTTTCTCCTGATTATAATTACCAATTCTACCGTCTTCACCTACATCTCGGTACATGTAGTTATCGTACCTTTCTCTTCCTAGGTTTGTAAAAACCCCGTCTGTACCAATTAAATTCTCATCATCGCTCGTTCGGTAACGACTTCTAAAGTAAGGATTTTTCCTTTCACCGCTATCTAAAAATGTATTACCTGCGATATTTTTTACATTTTTAGTAACTTCTTTATTAAAAGCACGGGAATATGCATTTTTGTTTTTAAATTCTTGAATACCTTTTCGCGTGCTATCTGCTAAGCTATCAAGCTTTTTAATTTCTAATCCAACTTTTGGTAATTTAAATCCCATAATTTTTTTGTCTGGCATAATCGTATTTTTATTTTAAACGTTTTTCTATAACATGTTTAGCGCCAGGAAATGTATAGTCGTAACCTGGGTGCATAACTTTCGTATAGCCTCTATCATCTGTACCTAACACCTTAAAGTCAACTCCTTTCATTGTTATCTTGCCACCTAGTATCTTATTAGTTGACTTGTTAACATCAGGGCTGTTTCTTAAATATCCTTTCTTAGATGGCTTCATTTTGATTTGCTATAAGCTTCTTTTTCCCAAGGTAAATTTTTAGCACCTTCTTTAATGCTAGATCGTGGTATTACTTTACCTTTCCAATAAACGTTTTTATCATCATAATCTAAATCACCTCGCTTCATTTGATCTATGTGGACCATCTCGTGATCAACAACCTCTTGTAGTTTAGCCGGTGATACATCTTTGTTTATAATGATAGTACCATTGTTGTTAGCTTTACCTAACACTCCATCTTCCATATCAACGTGATACACAGGAGTATTATCTATTGAGAACGGTGGTGTTAGTTTAAAAGACATATTATTTGTAGCAATGTGCTTTAGCAGGTGAACCATGATCTTTTTTATCATGCTTCATATCACCGGCTAGTTTAGATATATGCTTTTCATCATCAGTCATTTGCTTGTCGCTACCACCATGCTTAGCATCGTAATTAACATCACGCTTTAAATAATCAATATGTGCAGCGTCATCTCTTACAGCTGAGCCATAGTTACTTTTAGTAACTGGAGTTTGCGAATGTCTCGCGTTGCCGGTGTATTGGCCATAGTGTCCTTTTCCCATAATTACCATTTTACTTTGTCAGCCCAGTATGCAGCAGACATTTTACCTTTTTTAATATTCTTCGCGTGGCGAGCTTTAAAGCTAGCTCTACGTGCTTTTGATTTTGCATCTGTTTTTTTACCAGCAGTAGTAACACCTTGTTGTCCAAAACGTATAATCTTTTCTTTGCCGTTTTCGCAAGCTTTAACAACGTGAGACTTAGTTTTATGACTAGGAGTTTTCCTAGGCTTATTACACTTAAGTGTCTTTTTATCTACAGCCATTAAACTCTACCTTGAGCTTTTTTAGTTATAGGTCCAGCTGTATAGTCGCAAGGATATTTTTTTACTTGCATACCTGTAATACCAGAACTACTACCTTTACCCATTGGAAAACCGCTAGTATCTAGTGGCCCATCCCAAATATGTGATTCACCTACTTGCCCTTCTAGTGTTGGCTTACCAAGTAACTTACTTATCTTTTTGTCCATAATTATTTATTTTAATTGTTTATATAGACCTGGGTTTTCAGAGTGACCACCTGGTCCAAATGCTTCTTCTTGAGATTCTGTCATGTAAGCAACACCAACAGACTTTTGCATCATAGCTGGAGTACCAAAAGCACCAGCAGCCATACCTTGAGTTTGTTGGTTTAACACTGGTTGAGCCGTACCCATTTGATTTGCTTGTGGTGGTGGTTGATAAGTTAAACCTTGCTGAGGTTGCATTGGCATACCAATAGCAGCCATACTTGGATCTACCATATATGCCATTGAATCTTTTATGTTTTTAGCCATAGTTATCTTTCTTTATCTTTGTTAACATTTTTGATAGATGTTATTAATACCTTGTCAATATAACTTCCACCTTTCATTATTTTATTTCTACGTTTGCTAGTAGGTATATCTTCTTCACCTAGCATTATTCTATAAACTCGCTGTATTAGTTGCTTGCATTTAAAAGATACTTGATAGACATTGTATCTACCTTCTTGTTCTCTAGTTTTAAAAACAACTATCCACTCTTCTTTTAGTAACCTGTTCCAACGTCTATTGTCCCAGCTGTAAGAGTAGCTACCCATTTCAAAGTCTCTTTTACTAAACAACCCAATGCAGTCTAGATAAATTAATAGCTCTAGATCTGCATCGTTTAAATTGTTGTTTTTACAAGCCCATTTGCGTATAATACGATAATGCTTTAGTAGGTTTAGATCTTTAATATCACTAGCTTCTATTCTCATAAAATAACTACAACATCAACATCTTTAATAACATAGTAAACATCTTTGTCTACTTCTAATCTATGACCAGCATTCTTATCGTAAAATATACTTTGACCTTCTTTGATACCTTTAACTTGATCTCCACAATGTAAGACCTTAGCTTCTTTATATCTAACGTCAACTCTTTGTTTACCTGTAAGCATGAGACCACCATCTGTTTTTTTGATGGTCTCGTCTTTTTTCTTTTCAATAACTATATTTCTACCTATTGCTTTCATCTCCAACTCTTAAATTATTGATTACACAATCTGTAGATAATATAGTAGTAGCCACTGAAGCCGCGTGTTTGAGTGCGCTTTTAGTTACGAGCAAAGGATCAATAATACCTTTGTTAACCATATGAACGGTTTTACCTGTAACAACATTAACGCCTCTACCTTCTTTGGGCGTACCAACCTCTTCCAGTCCAGCATTACTTAATATAGTTTTAAAAGGAGCTTTAATAGCTTCAAGAAGTATACTCTCTCCAACGTTTGTAGCTTTGATTTTATTCGAAGCATCACGTAGAGCTATACCACCTCCTGATACTATACCTTCTTTCACAGCGGCTTTAGTAGCACAGATAGCATCTTCTACTCTATCTGATTTTTCTTTTAATTCTATTTCAGAGTTAGCACCTACTTTTACAACTGCAACTTTAGCTGATAACCTAGCTAATCGTTTTTCAAGTCGTATAACCTCACCTGGTGCTTTAGCTTTATCTATTAAATCTTTTACTGAACTAATTAATTCTTTTATTTCATCAGTAGATGTATCTACTTGCAATATAGTTTCTGAGTCTGTTGTTGTACTTTTAAAACAAGTACCTAGAAAGTCTGGATTAATAACATCTAAGTCATCACCAAGATCTTCATTAATAACAGTAGCTCCAGTTAGTATAGCTAGATCAGCCATTGTATCTTTCTTATTGATACCGTATGTTGGAGCATTTACTACATTAACCTTTATATTACCTTTAACTTTATTCATAGCTAGTGTAGCTAACACTTCTGTTTCTAGATCACCAATAATAAGTAAAGGTTTTTTATTCTTAATTACATACTCAAGTACAGATTGAATCTTACGAACAGACTCAATTGGTGACTCGATTAGTAATACTAGCGGGTTGTCTAGCTCTGCAACTCTTTTTTCTTTACTAGTAACAAAGTGAGAGTTAGTTAAACCTTTTTCATACTGAACACCATCTACTAATTCAAATTCAGTTTTATCTTCAGTAGTTGGTTCCATTATAACTACACCGTTTTCACCGGCAGCTTTAAAAGCTTCACCTATAATCTTACCTAGTTCTTCGTCATTGTTACAACTAATACTAGCAACATCGTCTAGCATATTACCCTTAACGTCTATAGCTTTTTTCTCTAAATACTTTACCACTTTATCAACAGCATTAGTTATACCGTTTTTAATATTACGTGGACTATCTTCTTTTAATCTGCTATAAGCTTCTGTTAAAATAGAGTGCGCTAGTACCGTAGCCGTTGTTGTTCCATCGCCAGCTTCTTGGACGGTTTTTCTAGCTGCTTCTTTTAAAAGCGTTGCACCCATATTTTCTACTGGGTCTAACAGTGTTATAGCATTTGCTACAGTTACACCGTCTTTAGTGATCAAAGGTTTTCCTTGATCGTCTTCTAGTATCACACATTGGCCGCTAGCACCTAATGTAGAGCTAACAGCTTTTGTGAGTTTTTCTATTCCTTTAAATACATTATCCTTAGCCTCTTGGCCAAAGTTAAGGTTCTTGACAATTTTGTCGGTCATGATTTTATTAGATTTAATTTAATTGTAATATATAATTATTCAAAGGTTTTTACTACCTTGGGTCCTTTTACAAAGTCAAGCTTTTTAGTGTAATGGTCTATGCTACCATCAATAGCAGCTTCAGCACTTTCAAGAGTTTCTCTACGAGTTACATCTTGCCATTTATCTTCTTGATCTTTATATTCGGTTTGGTAATATCCATTTGGTAGTTGTACTATTCGCCAATTTGTTTTATCAGCTATATGTTTCCAAAATTCTATTTGGTCTTCGGATATTTGTGGTTGACTACTCCACGTATGAGTCTTGTAATATAGTGTCATTGGTTTTGGTTTTATATTAGTTTATTTGGTTGCTCTATTCCCGAGCAGGGTATACTATACTTATCACTTGTTTTTAGTGATTTTTACCAAGGCGCATCCTTAGCTTCGCTAGTAGGCGTTATTTGTTCTTCAAGTAGAGAGTCTACATGATCCCCTATGTTTGATAAAGTACCGTCTGCATTTAGCCATTCTTCAACTTGCGATTTTGTTAAATCATCAAAAGATGTAAAATCTTCAGGATCTGGTTCACCAACAACAGATGTCCCAATAGCCTCTGCGGTGTAAGCATTACCATCAGGGTCTGTTTGATCTGATGTTGCAGTGTAAGTCCAATGTACATTATACACCACATCTGAAAGAGAATCTTGAGTTGGACGCACCTCAAGTTTATTTATAGTCCAATTATATGTGTTTGCCATTTTTATTTATATTAATTCTTTTAACAATATACCTATACTCGTATATCGCCATACTCCGTTAGCTTCAAATCTAAATGCTAATCTATCACTAGCATTAAATGTAGCTGTTTGACCAAAATCAAACACAACAAATTCACCGGCATTATTGCCGTAAGAAGAAGTTACTGATTGTAGTAAAGTTCCATTTTTGTAAACCTGCAAAGTAGCAGAGTTTCCTGTTGGTCCACTAGTGTAAGAGCTATATGGATTATTTACTATATTTATTTTACTTACGCAACCCTTAAATAAAGTTCCTACAATTCCATAAGCATATGGAAAAGCAGTTGTCATACCAGTGCTATAAAGTGTTCTAATAGGAGTACTACTATGATACCCTCTCCAACTTAGAAGCATTGATTGCCCATAAAACTCACTAGCCTTAACAGCACCATTAACGTCTAGCTTAGCATTCGGGCTCGTCGTGCCGATACCGACATTGCCG